AACCTTATCAAACTTGTCCAAATAAGCATCAGTCTTATGACTAATAACAAATACGTTATTCCCTTGAGTAAGAGTTTGAAGGATCTTCAGTAGCTCATCATTCCCAGAACTATCTAAAGAACCATCAAATACCTCATCAAGGATAAGAAGATTAGTGCTAGCACTATTGCGAAGTTTTGCAATTGATCTCCAAGTAAACAACAAAGCCAAATCAAGTCTGGCTTTTTCTCCCTCAGAGAAAGATCCGTAACTAAATTCATCCCTAAACCTCGACTTTATTTTTTCTTCAAAATTCTCATCTAGCTCAAAGTTAACAAAAAAGTCCATCGATGCAAGGTACTTATTAATCAACTTATTAATTACCGGAATATACTGCTTAATTATTTTAGTTTTTATTCCAGTGTCTTTCAACAGAACAGCAGCAACCTCTAATAATTGTTTTTGTTCTTCTAGATTTACTCTCAATACTTCCAACGTTTTTGATTGTTCTGTGAGATCATTTAACTCTTTTGTGTTATCAAACCCATCTATATGCTTCATCTGCAAACTAGCAATTTCAATCTCTAACTCTTTAATCAGATCATTATAACCACTGACCATCGTATTTTTGATCGCTATATTCTTGTTTGTTTCTACCAGTTGGTTCGATACAGTTTTGAACTGTTCTACCTGATCAATCACATTACCTAGTTCTATCTGTAATTGATCTAATCCACTAATTAACTTATTCCTCTGATCATGTTTCTCACACACTTTGGAATGTTTGAAATCTTCACTGATTGATTGGTTACAGGTAGGACAGGAATCATGAAGGTCAAAGAACTCTGTTTCTTTATCAACACGTTTAATCTTATCTCCAATTTGACTTTGTAAATTAATCAATTTCTTATACTTGTTTTCGATCTTGCTCTGACCAACGAGTTTATCATTCAAATCAGTAACATGTGTATGAAGGATATCAATCAGATCAATGATTTCTGCTACTTGAGTTTGAAGTTTAGTGATCTTTTCTTGTTTTTCCTCAACGAGCTTGGCAGTATCTATTTTGACACTTTCGATATGTTTATTATGTATTTCGATCTTATCCAACACTGACTCTAATCTATATTTTGCTTCAGTTAGTTCAGATTTGTTCAATATAATATCATCTTTTAAAAGACTGTTCATTATAGAGAATATTTGTATATCAAGAAGATCCTCGATGATCTCTCTACGATGTGCTGCAGACAATTGCATAAAAGGAACAAACGAAGCAGAACCCAATATCACAACTTGACTAAACGATTTATGGTTCAGTTTTAAAATAGACTTTTCCAACATCTCTTGATAATCTCTAGCATCTGCTGATTGGTTGATCATTTCTCCGTTGCAATAGATTTCAAAGATCGTTGGTTTCATCCCCCTCACTACTTTGTATTGTTTCTTACCAATACTAAATTCTATCTCAACAACCAGGTTTTTTTGGTTGATAGAGTTGATCAATTGTGGTTTGTTGATCTTTCTGAAAGGTTTACCGTAAAGGACAAAAGATAGTGAATCAAGTATAGATGAATTATGTGATACAAGACCATTAGCAAAAAACTCTTTCACTTCGCTGACTTGGAGATCATATAAATGACTTTTTGTCTTCAATTTCCTTATTGATTCTATTGTTGTCGGTCCATCTTTAGTAAATAAAAATTTACCCTGGGACAGGTCCTTTGTTTTAACCCACTTGATATCATCCGATAACATCAAATGGTCTGGAGAAGTTTTAATTATTTTACCACATTCTGTTTTGATTTTATAAACTTCTGAGTTGTAGGCAGTTATATCAGCAGCATGTATTTGTTTATAACCAAACCTTGTGAGGACATTGATCTTGCCTACACACTCAGGATGTTTTTTATAAAACCCAACAATGTCACCAATAGTAGCGTTCATTTTGATTCAGGCAAGAAAATCTTTAAATTTATTCATAGTTTCTTCATCGGCAAATTCAATATCAATGTTGGTAGACTTGTCAAGGCATTTCCCAGCGCCGTTTTCCCCAACAATCAATGTATTTTTATATTTGTTGAGATGTACTTCGGTAAATGCATTACCTGTACTCAATAAGTTCTTCCATCGTATAGTATGAAAATCAATCATTCTACGCTAAGCGCCTCTCTATATAAATCTCTCATCAATTGATCTAACTTACCCTTATCCACCGTAGTGTCTATTTGATCAACATATTTCTTTAAAATCGTCAAAGTGTCCTCAGCTTGGCTAATAATATCATCATCACTTTCCAAATCAAGATGAAAATGATCCTCAACAACCTGCAAATCAGCAACACCGACCTTCTCTAAACGATCAATCAATATATCGAACCAGTTTGGGTTGATCTTGTTTCTCACAATAACCTTGACATAACATCCTTCAAGCTCAGTTAGATCAAAACCATTAACGTAACCAACTGGTTGTTTGAGATCATTATAATGAATCTTGTGAAACATACTGAATGGGTTTGATATAAATTCAAGCTCCCTCGTATCAGTATCAAAAATATGGAACCCTTTTAAATCATCATAATCAGTCCACATCATTTGATAAGGCGTACCAACATAGGTAATATTACCTGCTTGAGATTTATGATGATAGTGACCTGATAAAACAATATCAAATTTGTTGAACCTTTTAGGATCAAACCCAATATCACTGACATGACCTTTATACATCTCAAACCCTATCATATCAAAATGACCCATCATGATCTGAGCTTTTGTTGAGTCTATAATTTCTAGACTTTGTTCATAATTATCATCAGTAATCCAAGGACACAATAGTATCTTTACACCACCAATGTCAATCTCTTTCGGTTTGTTTGTGATGATCTCGATATAAGGTCTATTAATTAATAACTCTAGAGAGTTTAGTTTGTTTGTGTTTTTGTAATATACATCATGGTTGCCAGCAATTATATACGTCTTAAAATGTTTCAAACGATCAAAAAAGTACCTATAACAATCATTCAATGAAGAAAAGTTAATGAACTTTCTTCTGTCAAACACATCACCAAGTTGGATAATATGTTCTATTTCATTTTGTTCAAGGTAAGGAAAGAATATTTCATTGTAAAATTTCTCAAAGAACCTTGAGAAGTTTGGGTTGTCATTACGTGCACCGAAATGTACATCACCGAGTATTACGACCTTCACTGCTCTTCCTCAAAAAACTTTTCTAACCCTTGTTTGCGCTTGATTCTTTTCTTGTCAAGATTATCCTCAAACGTCCTAATAAAATCAAACATTGTATCATTGTCCAAATCTACTACGGTCGGTGTGAACTCGTTCTCATCACCTTCATGTTGTTCTATCAAACTATTAAATAACATACTATTTTCTAATGACTTGTGTTTAATATAAAGTTGTTTTTTCTCTTTTTGTATTCTTCTGAGAAAAGCAAAGTATATAATTTGAGTAAAGTATGCAAATGGGTTGTTCGATTTATCTGGGTCAAAGTTGTCGAAATAACTTATACAATTTTCTATACCATCGCTGATCATCTCTTCACGGTATGAATAATTAACAAAGTTCGGTTTTAGTGATAATCTATTTGCTATAAGCAATATACAATGACCAACATAATTAGGTATTTCAGGTTTAGCTGTGCCTAATTGTTGTGATTGTTTCAATTTAGCCCTGTGTTCTATGATCACTTGATACAGGTGTTTGTTATCAACATAATGTACAGTCATTTTAGTTCAAATTCTCAGGAACAGGCATTTGTTCCAATAAATGATTGTAAAATTTGTTTTTGATTTCTTTATCTGCTTTTATTGCTTCCCTCAATTCAGAATCTATATTTTTATCCACATCATCTCCCAAAGTACTAATTACATGATTATAATATTCAATAAAGGATTCTTTGGCATCTGTAATATTGATCACATCTACATGACTAAATTTAAAACTCTCGTCCTTACTGAACAACATATATCTCACAAGTTTGACTGATGGGAATGTTGACATTGGGTGATATCTGTAAACAATCACCATTGGTTTTTTAATTATTATATTTGTTTGTGAAGGTAATAGCTCACCAACTATTTCTTCTCCACTACTAATTTTAAGTATCTTGATCATTTGATTCCTTAAATTTTTACTGTGTATATTTTGTACGAGAACTTTTCCTGGTTATACATTTGTATTCTTTCGGCAAAATGCAACAACGTAAAGTTCTTTCTCGATTTATGCTGCATATCATCAGCAATATCATATAATTCCGAAGCAAACTTTGTCTCACTCTTTCTCAACGCACGACCGATAGATTGCAACGTTTTTACTCTTGACTTACTAGGAGCTGCAAAAATAATGTTATGAAGGTTCTTTATATTGATCCCTGTACTAAATGTTCCTGTAGAAGCAACAATGATAGCATTTTCTTTCGTTTCAACAACGCTACGAACTTCTTCTCTATCTAACCCACCCACCGTACCATCAACATAATACAGATCTTCTCTGTGTTTGACAAGCTCAGAAAATAACATTTTACCATGCTGTATCACCTTGAAAAGTATCAACGTGTTTCCTTTCAATGACAACCCCAAATTTATTATGAACTTGTTTCGTTTATTATTATTAATAAAAAGTCCACTTCCTGCTGATAATCTAAATTTTTGTTATCAATCCTTGTTTGATCGTCATAACTTAGAATAATTGCCTTGATTGCAAAATCAGCAAGAACTTTTTTATCTATCAATTCCTTTGTTGTAGTTACATCTTTCACGCTACCAAATAATCCTTCAAGGACTAATTTGTGTGTTTGTGTACCATCCAATGTCCCTGTAAATCCTAATTTGTACTCACAACGATCCAGTTTAGTCAAAATACCAGTTAAACTTTTAGCTTTGTATAAATGAGCTTCATCACCTATAACAACATCAAATTGACTAAACCATTTCTTATCTAGTTTATAAATTGACTGCCAGGTTGTTATGATGATTCTTGCTTGTGTTTGTTTGTTTTGTCCCTCGTATATTTTATGGATACTCTCTTCACACCCATACGAAACAAAATCTGAAGCCATCTGATGAACCAGAGAAGTTGTTGGAACAATTACCAGAGTTTTTTTATCAATGTATTTTGTTGTTAGATATATGATCAAAGATTTACCAGATGCTGTTGGTGATAACATCAATGCACGTTTATTTCTTACGGCATAGATGAACGCATCCAGTTGATAATCTCGAGGGGTCAAAGGTAGGTTGGATTGTTTGATAAATCTCTGAGCTTCTATCACTGATAGATCATATGCAGCAAAATCATTGGGATCTTCTAGCTCGATTGTATATTCTCTTTCCTTTGCGAAATCCTCTATATGTTTCTTCAGGCCAAGGTATATCGTACGGCCAGCAACATTGAACAAACGTATTTTTCCATCCCACACTTTGTTCTTGAACATTGGCATATGACGAGCTCCAGGAACATTAAACGTGAAGTATTCGTTCAATTCCAAAGCTGTTCCTGAGTCACAATGAACCCGCATATACACATCGTTCAATTTTTCAAGTGTTAAAGTTTCGCTCATACACCATTAGTAAATTTATTCCAATCAATAGCATTCTTTATTAAGAACCCACGATTGTTCAGATTTTTAATCAATCCTTCTAGGAAATTAATCTTCTCTTTTTGTAAAGAAAGTTTTTGAGTGATGTTGATCATGTCTTGGTCAGCTTCCATGTATATTGGAAGATCTGCCTTCAATACTTTCAAAGCAAATGGTTCCCACCCATTAACCTTCAACTCACCTTCATCCATTATACCCATGTAATATTCATACTTCTCTTTGTAAAGTTTCTTGAACTCCAACTCCCATTTACTTAACAACAAACGCTCATTGGTGTATATTTTATAATATTTGTTGTGTAAGTCAGGAACACGTAAACTTTCTGTTGCAAGGTCAGCTGGGTTGATTTTGCTATCTTTATCCCAAAGTATCTGTATATCCTCGAGTTTCATAGTATCTCCTAATAGAGGTACTATACAATAGTTTAATTGTTAGGACAACGTAGCAATGGTGAATATTCTATAAGCAAATGTTGCTGAACATGTGATATAATCTATATCTGTTACAGTAGAATCAAATTGAAGTTCTGATAAATTTATAGGATATGCATCTCTAAAAGTAATTTCAAATTTTGAATTCATCTTACTATTTGTAATTATCAATGATGCATCTGTATAAACACCTTCTCCAGACATTAAATTGATGTTTGGAGGTTCAATCGCACTTCGTTGTCCAAAATTATCTGGATATCCAATCCCTACCAACCAATTATAAAGTTCTAGGTAATTTGCAAGATCTTCATCGACTTTAAAGGTTACATCTAATTGACCATATGTTAGTTTATCACCAGGGAATGGAATTTTGATGAACGGGTTTTGTACATCTACTGTTCCGAGGCTGAAGGAAGGGAGGTTAACTGATTGGACGAAGAAATTGACATTGGGTAGTTTTTTGATAGAAAACTTGAACCCGTTCGGTGATAAGAAGTTTTTGTTTGATGGTTGATTGTCTAGAACGCTCATGATTCCTCCATCATATATTTATCAATAAAAAAGGGGCTCGTATGAGCCCCCTAAGACCGTTCTTATTATTATTGTTATATACGGTAAATCACATGATGTTGTTAACAATAACTCTACGGTAGTAGACGTTACTATCAGTTTCAAGAGTAGCTGTTGCTGATGCAGCTGTGATACCCTTAGCAAATGGGTTTGGTGCCATTCCATAACGGGTCTTAAATCCAATTTTTGGTTGGAAGTTTGCTGGATCAACAGCACGAACCATTTGGAGAGGAACATATGGGCAGTAGAATAACCCTGCATCAAAAGCATTAGCACCTTTGTAACCAACAGTCATGTAGTTGTTTGTTACATAAGGATCAATGTATACACGAACACGGCCGTTTAGAACACCAGCGAATGTGTTACCTGTATCATCAACCTGGAGGTTGTTGCTATTG